CATCTCCTTGCGCTCAGGCATGGGACGGTTGTGTAGGCGGTTTGCCATCTCTACGTTTAGGTTAGACATCTTAACAGGGGAAATCGGTGCGCCTGGTCGGTCAAACTCTTGCACGGTTGCCAACTGTCCACGCAGCCGGTCGCGGTGAACTTCTTTTTTCTTGTTCCACTGTTCTTGAGCATACTTAACATCTGAATGCCCCATCTCAATGGAATCGGTGCGCTTTAAATGGTCACGCCACTGCTTTCTACCCTCAATCATCTTGCCATCAGGGGACATGAATGGGGCTATGTCGCCCATTACGGTGGTGTATTCACCAGACCGTCCACTGGTCTTTTCGTATGGCTCGCTACCGTCAGATGGAAAAACCCATGTTGTTTTCAAAGAAACTCCAATAATGTCTCAAAATCTTCTTCATCTTGTTCAAATTCAATCCGCTTTCTTAGCGTCTCAATCTGAACCATGATCGCATCATAAGTGATTACTGTTTGTGCCGCAATATCTATTGTTTGGGCTGGCGCTGTGGTGATCTGCTCACGCTTTTCTGGCGGTAAGCCAAACAAGGCGGTCTTGATTTTCTCCCTGCGCTTTTCCTCTTGCCGCTTTTCTTCTTCCCAATGCTTATCACGCTCATCAAAGCCAAAGTGTCCACCAAGTAAGACTTCTGGCGCTGGGGTTACCGTAACGCCGATTGTGGCAAACGGTAACTCAGCAAATGAGGTATAGCCAAACATCAATACGCCTCAAAGATAATAATCCCACCTCGACCTGCTGCGGATGTTGCGTTGCCGTGAGCGCCACCGCCACCAGCACCAAAACCTTGACCTTGTACGCCTGCGGTTGCCACAATTGCCACGGCAGGGCCACCAGAGCCAAAGCCAGGACAATCCCCGCCCTTGCCGCCAAAGTTAGTTTGAACTGTTGTGCCTGAACCGTAAGAATACCCACCTTGTTCACCAGTGATGTTGACATCGCCGTTAGTTGCCGTGCCACCTGCGCCGCCAGCCGTAATTGAGTTAGCGTAAGCAGTGCCTGTGCCGTTTGTACCTGAGTTTGCCGTTATTGTGGTGATGGTTAACGTGCCAGATGCCACGGTAGATGCTGTGCCAGATGCTGTGCCTACCGTGTAGACCAAGGTTTGTGCTGCGGTCATGGATAGCCATTTGATTGCCACACCGCCACCACCGCCGCCTGTCGCTCTTTGTCCAGTTGCCGCGCCGCCGTTACCGCCTGGGCCGACCACCGTGACCTTAACCCACTGAGTATTTGCAGGTGCGGTATAGGTTTGTGCTGTGCCAGTTGTAAATGCTGAAGTGCTTTTGGCTAAGGTTGCCGTTCCTGTTGTGTTTTGGTTTAGCGTTGGTACATCTGCGGCTTGAATTCCAGATAACAGAGTATTTGTTCCATTTGAACGTAAATATTGACCACTTGTTTGTGTGCCAGAAAGTGCTGTTAATGCCGCTTGTTGTGTTGTTTGACCTGTTCCACCTTTATTAATTGCAACAGTACCTGTTACGTTGGCAGCATTACCAGTAATATCCCCAGTAACAGCACTACCAGCAATAGCAATAGCGGTGTTTGTGACTGAGCTGACTTGCCCTTGGGCGTTTGTTGTGATGACTGGGACGGTTGCCGCTGCTCCATAAGTCCCCGCTGTTCCCACGTTAGTGATCGAAAACTGATTGGTTGTTAAGGTTAAACCAGTGCCAGCGGTGTATGTTTGACTTGCGGCAAACTCAATAAAAACAATACTTGTCGTGCCAATCGTGATCGGTAACGGTGTTTGCTGTACCCATGATGTATTAGCATTGACTGTTCCGCTAATTACAAGTATGTAATCACCTTGATCTACTTCGTTTGTTCCCGCGCCACTTGTGTCATAGTCGGTTGCCCTTGTCAGGATGTACGGTAATAACGCAGTCCCCGCTTGAGTCAGTGTATATACACCGTTATTAGCTTGAATTGCCTCATTCTTTATCAGTAAACGCTTACCCACATCACCAATAACTAGCGTGTAACTGTCAATAATCAGCGTACCAACTGCCACAGCAGTTAATGTTGCGCCGACCCCGCTTGAACCGTTGTTGTATGTGTTTGCTGATAAAGCCGCTGTCGTTGCATATTGCGCCGCAGCATGAAAGTTAACGCCAGATGCAATTGAATCGGCATAGGACTTGTTGACAATATCGGTGCTTGAGCTGGGTGCGGTTGAAACCGTGCCTGTTGTCAGCGCCACAGATGTCAGGTTGGTATTAGCCCCGCTTGTTGCAAATCCTGTGATTGAGCCGCCAAGGGTTAGATTCCCGCTATTGGTTACCGTGCCTGTTAAGGTTAAACCGCTGACCGTACCTGTACCGCTTACGCTTGTAACTGTGCCGCCCGAAGCTGGGGTAACCCATGTCGGTGCGCTTGTGGCATTGCTTTGCAAAACCTGCCCCGCAGTCCCCACTTGACCATTAAATGCCACCGATCCATTGGTGTTAATGGTCATTACGTCTGTTGTACTGTATGCACCATTGACAATAAAACTGATTTTTTGATTGTCCCAACTACCTAAAACTAATGGGCCACCATACGATTCCACAAAACTTGCCAATGGCGTAGAAAACCCATTATTGGGAAACCCTGCTGCTGAATAACTGTAATTTGCGTTATTTATTCCCAGCTCGCCGTAAGCCGTATGACCGCCATCATTGACCGCATAACTGGCATACGATGTTGCCCCTGAATCGGTGTTTTGCAAGCTGGTGTAAAGATATAACGGTTCACTAGCGGTAAACCCCGCAATCACGCCCGAGTCTGTATGTAATGTGGCGCTGCCGACATTTAAAGAACCTGTGTCAGTTATTCCTGATGTGTAAGGTATCAAAACACGATTATTGGCATCCTGATTAACTGACTTTTCCGCAGGATAAGTAACAAATACATCTTTACTACCCGCCGCAAGATCAAGTTTTGAGCCTGTGGATGAGGAAATTACGGTTGTTCTGGCTAAAGTCCCGCCGTAATACGTCCCAATTCCTACCTCCCATTGAGTCCCGCCTGAGATTGTGTAATAGGTTGTGTTGTTGTTGCCAATGACGCTAAACGATTGAAACCCTGAAACTGCGCCACCAAGGGTTATCGTGCCTGTGCCTGTGGAAGTGGTGGTCTCCCTGACCCTATCAGCAAGAACTAAGCTCATGTAGCAATCTCAACACCCGCCGCCCGACCGTCTGGCCCACGAATAATGCGTTTGGGTGCGCTAATGGCTTGCATCACGCCTGTAATTTGTCCCAATGTCTGACCGTGCATATCAGCTAATCGGTTGATTGCCTCGCTCATGCCGTCACCCAAAGTAGAGTCAACTTCCTCAGATGCCGCCAGTTGTGCGCTCATTGCGGCTTGATCAAGCCCAGCTTTTGCGCCAATTTGAGCCACAAGGACTTTAGTCGCTGCATCAAGTTCTGCTTTCCATCGCTCATATTCTTCCCTTCCCGCCATTTCTCTGGCTTTAATCTGCATCTCATTATTTTGTTTTGCGGTTTCAAACTCGGCCTTCATCTGCGCCAATTGCATCTCTGCCTGAGTTTTAGCCTGGTGCATTTGCATCTCAAGTTGCGCCTTACCCTGCTCAATCTGGGCTTGCGCTTGCACTTTCATCTGCTCAGTCTGAGCCTGTGCCTGCATCCGCATTTGCTCGGCCTGTTGTTCAGCTTGCATTTGCATCATCTCTGGCGGTGGGCCAGGCGGTTGCTGTTTGGCAGCGTCTGCCTTGTCTTGCAGGGCTTTCATTGCCCTTTCAACCGCGCTCTCCAATCCCCGACCAGCTCTGAATCGGCGTACAAGGAATAACAGCATCTCAGAGGCCATTGGCAAAGTCTCGGGCGCTTGGGCAATCATGGGGATTGCCTCACGCAAGAACATACCGATAGCTTGAATCGCTTCTTGTGCGCCTTGCTTTTCTGCCTGCTCGTCAATCTGAGCTAGGCTGTCAGCTTCGACCGCAATGTGGAAATCTCGAATTGTGCTGTTGGACAGCATCTGAATCGCCGCTTGCAACATCTGCGGGTCTTGACCGTCCGGTGTGTTCATCACACCTGACATCTCAACAATCAGCTCAGGCGGGTAAAACTTACAAATAATCTGTGCTTTGAGCTTAAAGATGTCAGTCGCAAACCTTGCCACTTCGCCTTGGCTACTCTTTAACCGCAGGCTACCAAAGTTGGCTTTGAGCTGTTGAGCCCCGAGGGTTTCCTGAGCCTTAGACGATCCGCGCAGGATGTCCGATATGCCCATGATCTCGTAAATCGACTGCTTGACTTGCTCTCGGGCTTGGTACAACTCTCGCAAAGTCACAATGATCTGCGATGTGTCCATCATGTCGATAGCGCCCTTTAAGCCGCCTTTTTCCGACATTGCCGCCCATGCAGTCACTGGGAATAGCTTGTTGTCCACGCCCTCACTAAACATCCGCGCCAGTTCCTTGAACTCGGCATTAAACACGCCGACCGCTTTACAAGCCTTGGTCAGCAAATAAATGCGTTGGGTCAAATTGTCCAACTCCTGCGCCTGATCCTCGTACTCACAATAGTCAGGTACAGGGATCATTGTGCCAGTGGTGGTGGTTGCCATCAACGGCTTGGGGCATGGGAAGAACTCATCAAGCTCTAGCGGGTCATCACGCTCGTCTAATGCCTGTGGATAACCTTTGGCAATCCAGCAAACCTTACCGCTGCGCTTGTTCCAAATCTCATAGACCATCGCCTTTTTGTCGTAGGTCATCTTGGCGGTCAATGGATTCTTGCCGTCCATATCGGTGTTTGAGCTGGTCAGGCTGACGTTCTTAAATACGTCCCCAAAACGTTCTACACCCTCGTCCTTGGTCATGTAGACCGCCCGAGCTACCCACCAAACCTCATCCCATGTGCGAGCAGGTGAATGCAAGAAGTCTGACCAGTAAACGTAATCAATCGGACTGTGAGCTGCGTCAATGCGCTCTGTGGGGTCTTCCACCACGGTACTAACCTGCGGCTCGGTGGGTTCTTCCATTTGCCCTGCGGTTTCGGTTGCCTCGGGCTGCTCGTTGACAATGACCGGCTCGTATCGAATCCACGCTGTACCCCGACCAGGCAGAAGTCTGTCTTGCACCGCACCAGACATCGCAGCGTCAAAGTCACCGAATTGCATGGTCTCGTATTCCATAACACGCTCGAGCATCGTGGAGGCCAAGCGACCAACAGGGTCTTGATCCATGTATCGGCGTGAGACTTCGGGCTTGGCTTGGCGACCGTAGAGGGCAGGGAACAGGACTTGGATGTTTGACCACAGGATGTTGAACTTCATCCTTGGCATCTCAATGGCATCGCGCTCATCCCGATACCGCTTGACTACCTTTTGCCCACGCTTTTCCCACTTATCAAATATCTTAATAGCGGTTTCAATCTGGTCGTGCCAGTACGGGCCTGGGTCTTCTCCCTCGTATGCGCCGTTTTCAGTCATGATTAACTACCTGCGGCAAAGAAGAATGTCACATCCAATCCAGTGCCTGCAATCGTGGCGTACAGACTGACACCCACGTTGGCAGGGAATCGGTGAAAGCCAATCAATGGCGTGATCGTGCCACTCATCACCTCACCACCTGACCCGCCGTTACGCAGCACCAATGTGCCTGCGGTCGTGTTGTTGACGTAGAAACCAATCAACTGGCAAGGGCCATTACTGACTGCGCCTGTGGCGGTGATGTTTTTGTATCCACCGCATTCTGCTACTGGCTGGCTCATATTCGTTCCTCTCTATGTTGCATCTCAAAGTCCCACAGCTCATCTAATGTGATGGTTTGCAGGGTCTTGCCCTTGGGCGGTGTCTGATCTTTTGTTTCTTGTCTATAAGCTACTGCCAACATTCTAAACGCATCTGCTGGGTGTGAGCACCAATCGTGGCGGGGAGTTTGTCGAAAAGTTTTCTTATCCTCATCATATTCCCGCTGATATTGCCTTAACGCTTCCAGCCCCTCATCGCATCTGGAATCAAAATAACAAATAGGCAGGATCATCCGCACCGCTTGAATGCCGTCTTGAATTCCGATCTCAGGCACTATTGCCAGCTTGCTCATGCCGCCCAAATGTGCAGCCAATTGCTCAACAATGGACTTTCCTCCCGAGGCCAAGGTTTTGGCTCTGGCATCATGCGGTAAGAAATGGCGGGTGTATCGGTAGCCCTTGGCGTTAACCACATCGGCTATTTCCTCAATGCTTGCGCCTGATACAGCGTAGTAGTCCATTATCCTGATCTCACCCCTGACCACCTGATAGAACCAGATCGCCGTGTCGTCTCGATAACCTAAGTCCCATGCACTGAAAACAGGAGATTCTGGCTCAAACGGTAGCTCACAAATCCTGCCCTCATCATCAGCCAAACGCATCTCTTGACCGTAAAACGCTCCTAGCAAGGCGGCATCAAAGCTGCATTCGTATTCCTGATCGTACTGGTCTTGGCTTAACTGAGATCGAGCCGCCTGCAATTCTGAGTCTGGCAACAGCTTGGACACTGATGCTGGCAGGCGCAACAAAAACCAATCTGGCACTACTTGGCTCACCTTATAAATGTCGTGAAACTGGTTTTTGCCTTTTGGCGTTCCCCCAAACACAGCCCAGCCAAGCCTGTCACTGAGACAAGGCCGAATGATGTTTCCCCATACGCTTGGTCTGAAGTCACCAAATTCGTCCATATAAACACCGTTAAAGCCCATTCCGCGCATAGCGTCAGCGTTGTCTGCCCCAAACAGCATGATCTTTGCGCCGTTCACCAGCTCTACCGCTAATTCTGATTCATTGCTGTTTTTGGTAATTGGGGCTGCATAGTGCTTGAGATAGTCCCATGCCACCCGCTTGGCCTGGCTTCTGAATGGGGCTATGTAAGCGTACTGTGCGCCCCGACCGCTTTCGGTAATGGCTCGCTTAATAATGTCGTTTATAGCCGCTACTGTCTTTCCAGCCCTGCGGTGGGCAAGTAAGCATGACCAGCGTTCGGTGCGCTCATGGAATGGCATAAATGCCGCCCGCGGGCTATATGGCAGGATTATTTCCCTGCTGCCCACTTGATCACCAAGTCTTGACCCTCTGCGCCTGTGATTTCTTGCTTAACGGTTTCAGCCCAGCGCATCTGGGTCTTTGTCCACCAGATCAATGCGGTCGTGTCGCCCCCTGTGGCTTTACCAAACAGCGTTTTGGCTATTTGCCCGTTGGCTTTAGCCTTGCCCAAGTCTAATTCGGTGCGGTAATACTTGCGTAAAGTCTTGTCGTCTATGCCCACAAGAATAGCTATTTGCTCGTGCGGCAAGCCTAATCCGCTGGTGCTTTCAACCATCCTGCGGGTTTCATCGGTTGGCTTATGAGCCTTTTGAGGTATTAGTGCCATCTTTTATAAAGGGGAACTCGTTAAGCTGTTACGGTGGATTCTAACAACAATACGGCTTTTTTGCCTGTAAAGTCTTCCCACCGCTTCACGATCACGTCGCAGTACTTGGGGTCAAGTTCCATTAATCGGGCGTGACGGCCTGTTTTCTCGCAGGCAATTAGGGTTGAGCCGCTTCCACCAAACAAATCTAATATTTCATCACCAGCCTTACTAGAATTATTTATAGCCCTTTCAGGCAATTCAACAGGTTTTTGCGTTGGATGATATGTATTCTTAGATTCCTTTTTTAATTCCCATACAGTCTTTTCATTTGTTGGGCCATACCATGCTGGCACACACTTATCCTTGTGCAAATACATACATGGTTCAGAGTTTGGAATATATTGAGACATAAAAGCCCCAAGCCCTGATTTTATTTTGTACCATTGAATTACTGCCCTTAATTTTAATGGTAGTTTGGCTAATGCCGCATAAGTTTCAATTGACTTACCTGACGCATACCAAACATAGAAAGCCGCACCATCCTTAGTATTTGGCACAGCCGCCATTAATGCACCATAAAATAATCCTGTAAGGTCATCACCCTCTAATGTGTCAGCAATAATGCCTTTGCGTTTTTTTTGGTTGTGTCCTCCTTCATATGCAACCCCATAGGGCGGGTCGGTAAACACCATGTCGGCTTTTTGCCCATCCATTAACTTATCCACAGCGTCAATGCTGGTGCTGTCGCCACACATCAAACGATGATTGCCCAATTGGTAAATGTCGCCCAGCTTAGTGGTTGGCTCATCAGGCAAGTCAGGAACAGCGTCCTCGTCTGTTAAACCCTCGACCATTTCTGGCTCAAGCAATGCGTCCAGCTCTTTAGGATCAAAGCCCAGCAATTCCAGCGCAAATCCGTCTGCCAGCAAGTCGTTAAGCTCAATGGTTAGCAGCTCGTTGTCCCAACCAGCGTTAAGCGCCAAACGGTTGTCGGCAATGATGTAGGCTTTCTTTTGGGTTTCTGTTAAGTCCGCAAGCTCTATGGTGGGTACTTCCTTATAGCCTAGCTTCCTTGCCGCTAATAGCCTGCCGTGGCCTGCAATGATGCTGTTGTCCCCATCCACCAATATTGGGTTAGTCCAGCCAAACTCTTTAATGCTTGCCGCTATTTGTGCCACTTGCTCATCGCTGTGGGTGCGGCTGTTGTTAATGTAAGGAATAAGGCTCTCAACCTTTTTCTGGGTAATTTTCATTCGCTCGGCATCGGATACCGCAATTCCTGCGGGGTTGCAAATGGGCTTTGACCTGCGCCTATGCGTTTTTGGGCGTAGTCCTGTGCTTTTTTGTAAATCTCTGGCGTTGGCTCTAATCCCATCTTTAATAGGTCAACCTCTTGTTTGTTAAGGGTTGGCACGATCAATGGATGAGACACCAGTTTGCCGTTTTGGTCGTAAGCGCTTGACAGTTCAGTCATTGCACCGCCTTGGTTCATTGGGACTTCACCAAAATAGCCTTTGCCCTTGGGTGTGGCATCTGTAAGACTTTGCCCCTCCTCCAAATACCTCATGCCATAAGGTGCAAGGCCAGGCTGTCGGCTAATTGCTTGGGCTAATAATTTGTAATCACCATATTTTTTAGGCATTATTTCCTCGCTAAGGCTTTTGCCATT